ATACTTGAAATTACGCCGGAAAACAGCTCCGCCACATTCATGGTGCTGCATCTGTACGACATCGCATCGACTCCGGTTGCTGGCGCGTTGGCTGGGCAAATCGGAGCCTACTTGTTTCCGACGGAAGCGTCTGGGCAGGGCATGGGACTGCCGGTTAACCTCGGCGCGTTGGGAGCTAGCGTGAATAACGGCATCGGGTACTGCATCACTGGCGGGCTGCCGTTGGCCGACGCAACTAATGGCGCAGTTGGAGGTGTGGTCAACTGGACGGTGAAATGACGGGTAGACTCGAACGCTAGAATGCCTTTTAAATGGCCTACGGAGGCCGCTGAGTGGGGTCTAGCAGTTTCTAGGTATGTAGGTAGCCAAATGCCAGCGCAGGACGCCCAGGGCCGATTCATAACGGGAAATAACGGGGGGCCTGGTAGACCCCGTGGAACAAGGCCGAAATACGCAGAAGCGTTCATTGCGGACTTCTACGAAGAATGGCTTGAGTACGGGCGCGACGCGGTTAGGAAAGTCCGCACCAAGTCTCCGGTTGACTTTCTTCGCGCCGCAGTAGCCATCCTTCCGAAAGATGTCCACGTCAATGTGTCTATCGTCGAGAGCATGAGCGATGACGAGCTTAGCGCGACTATCCGACGACTATCCGCAGACATACGACGAGCAGAGGCGGTTGTATGCGGAGATGCTGATGGAGAAGCGGCGCAGGATAGCGCGTACGAAGCTCTTCAGATACAAGCCATATCCGAAACAAGCTGAGTTTCATGCACATGGAGCGACCTATCGCGAGCGGCTTATTATGGCCGCAAACAAGTTCGGGAAGACTGAGTGTGGCGCCGCTGAGATGGCCATGCATCTTACAGGGCTCTATCCTAACTGGTGGATCGGCAAGCGTTTTAGTGCGCCTGTACGAGCATGGGCAGCCGGAGTTACAAACGATTCAACCAGAGATGTTGTCCAAGAAAAGCTGATAGGGACGCCGTCATTACGCGAAGAGTGGGGTACTGGATACATTCCAGGTCATTTAATGATACAACCAGCAAGTATGGCGAGAGGGGCAGCTGACTCCATTGATACAATTGGCGTAAAGTACGTTGATGGAGGTATTAGTACACTACAGTTCAAGTCCTATGAGCGAGGGAGAGAGAAGTTTCAGGGCGTGGGGCGCGAGGTTGTTTGGCTCGACGAGGAATGCAAGGCGGATATCTATTTCGAGTGTTTGACTCGCACGAACGAAACGGGAGGAATCGTTTACATGACGTTTACACCTCTGTTGGGCTGGAGTGAGGTCGTCGAGTTGTTTATGGGAGATAGCGCGTAATGCCGTGGTTAAAAATCTATGATTCAGAGATGGATGTAATATGTCAGCATGAAATCAAGGAGTATCTACCGTGGTCAATAATTCATCGTCCTATTTCTGGCATACTCGCTATATCTAACGCAAAATTTGATGGCGTGCCAGTGATAGATAGTACAATGATATCTAACGAATGGCTACGGCGTGAAGAGGAAGCAGCTGATGAGTATGACGACGGACATCTTTGATAGATGAGGAATGCGTTGCATATTGCATTCTGGTGGATGGTGATACTTGCTCCTCTAGAGTTTATGGTGATATGGGAGCTCACGCACCAATGACTGTATCAAGTGGCCGCATAGTCATACAGGCAACAATCGATGACGCGCTTCATTACACGGATATCCAGCGCGAGGCTATTATCGCCAGTTACCCTGCGTGGGAGCAAGAGGCGCGAGTCAAGGGCATACCCGCCTTGGGAAGTGGGCGAGTCTTTCCTATCGAGGAGGAGAAAATTAAGTGTGAGGCCCTCGAGATACCACGCCATTATGCGCAAATCGTAGGGGTTGATTTTGGCTATGACCATCCGTTTGCAGCAGCCCGCTGCGCGTGGGATCGTGATGACGACATATTTTATGTCTGCACTACCTATCGAGAGTCTGGAGCAAGTGCTCCGATCCATGCGGCGGCACTTAGACCATGGGGGCTCTGGATTCCCATCGCTTGGCCGCACGATGGCCTGCAGCATGACAAAGGATCAGGAGATCAGTTGGCAGCACAGTATCGCGGACATGGATTGAACATGCTTGGCGAGCACGCGACGCATGAAGAAGGCGGATATGGTGTAGAGGCCGGCATTCAGGATATGATGGAGAGAATGCAAACAGGTCGCTGGCGCGTTTTTCCTGGAAATGATTTGTGGTTTAGTGAATTCAGGCTGTATCATCGTAAAAACGGTCAGGTTGTAAAAGAGCGGGATGATTTGATTTCGGCAAGCAGATATGCGCTTATGATGAAGAGGTTTGCGGACGTACATAGAAAGACAAGTGAGAGAAGCACGAGAGTCATCGGCGGGGCGCACGGATGGATGGGATGAGGGACGTCATCAGATTCATGATATTTTTCTCTTTCGTATATTTGTTTTTGTTTGTGTGCAGATCTATGAGGTGGTTAAATGGGCTCGCGAGACTTACAGGACGGAATGCTCAGTTATTATTGCGGTATCGCAACGCAAGCAGACGCGAATATCGAAGCGGAGATTAGACGTGCTCCCATCTCGTATTTACGGAGCCGGCAATTTGACGAAGAAAATCTGCGGCGACGTTATTGGAATGGCCGCCGCAGATCTGGAGAAATTGTGGGAGACTCGAGCAATTCCATTCAGGCTATGGCGCGGGAGTATAAAGTAGGCATTAGCGTAATGAGCCGTATTGTACTAAAAGGGTGTAAGCTTGGGCGCCGCGGATTCAAAATGCCTCCAGAGCATTACGGCAAAGATGGTGAGGGGCGCGGGCTCGGATAATGTCTGACGAACTGATTGAGGCGCATGCCGAAAAGGAAACCGATGAGAATCCGCATGGGGCCGCGGAAGAGGTAGAGCACGCCGTTGCAATGAAACAATGGAATAGGGCATGGGTGAAGGAGCGTGATAATATCGACCGAGGCTATGAGGATCTGGCATTCCTGGCTGGCGAGCAATGGCCTGAAGACTTGCGATTGCAACGGGAGGCCGATTCCAGGCCCGTTCTTATGTTCAACCGCATGGGGCAATTCATCCGGCAAGTTACAGGTGACATGCGCCAAATGCGACCATCGATTAAGGTCGTACCGTGCGATGATGGAGCAGATGAGAAAATCGCAGAGATAAAAAGCGGCCTTATTAGATACATCGAGAATCGGTCTGATGCATCCCGCATTTACACTGCGGCGGCAGATAGCCAGGTTGCGGCCGGAATTGGCCACTGGGAAGTCTTTTCGGAATATGCCGATGACTCGACATTTGAGCAGGAGCTCGGCGTTCGGCTTATCGACGACCAGATATCCGTCATGTGGGATCCGGATGCAAAGCACCCTACGCGCAGAGATGCAATGTGGTGCTTTACGCCGGTCGATATGACACGAGAGGCATATAAAGAGGAATATCCGGATTTTAGTGTTGGCGATATTGGCACGAATTCACTCAACATGGAGTGGTTTCGCGATGAGCTAATTCGCGTTGCAAGGTACTGGTACAAGGTGAAGACCAAGCGCAAGCTCATGGAAATGCCAAATGGCGGATATGAGGATCTATCCGATGCCGATGCCGATGACATCAAACGCATGAAGGCGGAAGGCGGCCGGATTGTCACGAGAAATGGACATAAGATTAAATGGCGCATGATGAATGCAGTGGAGTTCATAAGCGAGCCGGAAAATTGGCCGGGACGTTTTATTCCGGTTGTCCCGGTGATTGGCGAAGAGGTCCGTGTTGGAGCAAAGGTAGTGAGACATGGCATTGTCAGGTTCGCGGCGGATCCACAGAGGGCCTACAACTATGCCCGCTCCACACAAACGGAATTTGTTGGCCTGCAGCCAAAGGCACCATTTATAGGCACGGAGGACAATTTTAAGGACTATGAGTCGGAATGGAATACGGCAAACGTAAAAAACTGGCCATTTCTGCGTTACAAGCCCGACCCGAGAAACGGCAATGCGCCGCCACAAAGATCAGCTCCACCCGCCTCCGGCTCAGGACTTACGGAATGTGTTGTGATGGCCGAGCAGGACATGCAGGCAGTTATTGGAATTTACAATGCGAGCCTTGGCGCGAAGAGCAATGAGATTAGCGGGACTGCGATTGCAAAGCGCGAGAAGCAGGGCGACACAGGTACGTTCGTTTATATGGATAATTTCGCATTATCCATCATGCATACGGCCAGGATTCTCAACGATCTGTTACCACATTATTACGATACTTCGCGCACCGTAAGGGTGATCGGCGTTGATGGAACGGAAAAGCGTGTGCCAGTGAACCAACCAAAAGGCCTAGAGATTGATGGTGTCGCGCCGGATGTTTTGAATGATATGACGACAGGCGCATATGACGTTCAGATGGAAATCGGACCTAGCTATGCGACAAAGCGCGAAGAGGCAAGAGACGGTATTACCGCGTTTGTTTCGGCATTTCCGCCTGCTGCGCCCGTACTTGCGCCTGTCATGGCGGATTTGCAGGATTGGCCCAATAACGATCTCGTGCGTGAACTACTTACCACTTTGGCGCCGCCGCAGGTTCAGGCGATACTAGCGGCACGTCATAATCATCCCCCTCCGCAACCGCCGCCTCCAAGTCCGCTGCAGCAAGCACAAATGAAAGCGGAATTGGCGAAAGCTGGTGGTGAAACGGCAAAGGCCGCTGCAGAGGCCACAAGAGCGCAGACGGAAGTGAAGCTGAGCGATCTCAAGGTCAAGCATGCCGAGTTGCAAAACATTCAAGAGGAATTTAAGGTCCTACAGCTTCAAATGCAGCTAGGGGCAAATGGGCCGCCGCTTGATAGTGCAAAGCTGCATGCTTGGATTGGTCAAGTGGATCTGGCGCTAACGCATTTAGACGCACATGCAGCACAACAGATTGCCGGTATCGGCCAGCCATCTGCCTCTGGCAGCCCTCCCGGCAATGGCGGCGGCGGGGCACCTCCTGATGGCGCAACGTCAGCCTCGCCGTCGCAGCCAGCACAGCCTGCTTCGCAACCATCAAGCGGCCAGAACAGCCAGCAGCCACCTCCTGCGCTTCCGGAAGGGCATTATGCGCCGCTGCCTGGGCAAGGAGCGCCAACAGAACCCGGGCCGTAGTATGAGCTAGTACGGCATCCGTCGCGATTGCCAGCGAATGTATGATGCAAGTCCGGAGTGGCTAACCGGCGGCTTGGAGCCGGATGAAAAAATGGATACAATTCTGCCGGAACTGATGTTTATGATTTTTGCGATATGGATTTGGTGGCCGGAATGACATTGACAGAAGCACGTGAACGACAGCGGTTATTTCTAATTAAACAAGGATATTGGGAGAGGCCGGACGGATGGTGGATCGGACCTCATGACGCCGCAAAACCGCTAACAGACGAAATTGAAAGCGGAAAGTTCGTAGCAGGTGATGAGATTGCGGCAGATTTAATGGTACGTATTGTACCACTTGATGCGGTGCCGGATTAATGGCAAACTAGGCGTATAAAAAGCACTTGCAATAGGAAAATTAGGGCATATTATGGCTGAAGAAGACAAGGTTGAGCAGGTTGACAAGCCAGCTCCCGAGGTCAAAGACCAAATTACCGATCTAGACGCAGAGCCCGCGAGCACGCAGGCCGCAGAAGACACGGAAGCGGTCAAATCCGAAGACACAGAGTCCAAAGCCGACGACACCGAGCGTGAGCCGGAACCGGCAGAGGATTCGGACGCAGATAGCGAGCGTGCCAAGCGCAAAACGAGCGGCACAGCACGTCTGAAGGCCCGAATAGCGGCCATGCAGGCGGAACTGGAGGCGTTAAAGCGCATCGTTCCTAAACAGGATGATGCCGCGGCGCTTAGAGGGCTTCTCGATACGGAAATAGGTCTACCA